GCATCCCTGAGGGGCAAGTGCTTGACCCTTTTGCAGGGGGCTCAGTTAGAGGTATCGTGGCATCTAAGGTAGGTTTGAACTATACAGGGATAGATTTAAGGGAGGAGCAAGTAGAGGCCAACAGAAAGCAAGTTGACGAGATATGCGACAGCCATCCGCCTCGGTATATCGTAGGAACATCGGAGCAGGCGCAGGAACTTGCTAATGGAGAGTATGACCTTATCTTCACTTGTCCGCCTTATTATGACTTAGAGCAATACAGCGATGACCCACAGGATTTATCTAACATGGAATACCAAGCCTTTGAGCAGGCATACGAGGGTATCATCGCTCAGTGCATCGAGATGCTAAAACCCGATAGTTTCAGCGTCTTTGTGGTTGGCGATGTAAGAGACAAGCAGGGCTATTACTTGGACTTTATCGGAAAGACGATACAAGCGCATGAAAAGGCAGGGGCAAGGCTCTACAACAGCGCCATCCTTTTGGAAAGCGTAGGAACGGCAGGAATGCGGGCCTCACGCATCTTTAACGGAGGCCGAAAGTTAACCAAGGTGCACCAAAACGTTCTGGTTTTCTACAAAGGGGATGCCTCAAAGATAAAAGGCAAGTTTAACCACTTGATGATGGAAAGCGAAGAAACGGAGCCCGTAAATATCGACTTTGGGCATGGCTCCAACTTATTATCGGAAATCTAAAATCAAACGAAATGCAAGCATGGCAACAGGGGTATGACCTCACGATGTTAAAGGCGTTAAAAAGCGCCATAAAAAGCGATTATAAAAAGTATGTTTTTGGGGCCTTTGGGATGCCAAACGAGAGGGATATCGCTACGGCGATGGCCAAAGGCCAAGTGATAAAGACCAAGGAGAACGATAGTATCCTTATCCATCAGCACTACCAAGCAAAAAGCCGAATAACTGACTTTTCTCAAAGCGTTATACCTATCCAAGTGGGCACCTTTTTCATTAAGCACTTAGCAGGGCCCCAAAAGGAAAAACTACTAAACTACTATTGCTCCGAACTCCAAGGCAAACCGCTAATGATTGAGATATTTGACGAGGACTTGGCGATGATAGAATTAGTGAAATCTAAAGGCTTTACATACATAACCACTAAGATATCCGCATCGAGCGACCTAAAAGGGATATACCAAAAGGATGCAGGGGTAAACTATAAGTTAGCCAGCGGGGAGAGCCTGCACATGGAGCAACTAAGCGCCAACTTTTTAAGCGAGCAGGAACTTACCGCCATCCGCAAAGAGTTAGCAAATTATACGAGTTGGGCCGACCATTATAGCACCTATAACAAGCGCCAATCATGGAGCGCCTTTACTCTAAGGGGCTACGATAGAGAGGACCCTAACTTCATCATGAAACCGCAAGAGATGAGCAAAAAGTGGAAAGAGGAAAACCCCGAAAGGCTAAACGCCAAAAGCGAGTGGACGCTTATCTCGCAAAGGTTCCCATCTACAGTTAAATTGGTTCAGGAAAGATTCCATAACTCAAAGCCCGACAGGATTCGCTTTATGAGGCTAACCAAAGGCAACGGAGAGTTGAGCAGGCACGCAGATATAACGGATAAAGAGGCAGGCATTCAGGCAGGCCGAGTAGTTAGGCTCCACATCCCTATTTATACCAACCCAAAGGTTATATTTCAATCATGGAGCCACAAGGGCCAAAAGCAAGTGGCCAACATGGAGGTTGGAAGCCTTTGGTATCTCGATGTTAGAAAGCCACATACGGCGGTAAATAATGGAGATGAGGACCGCATCCACTTAGTCATGGACTTTTATGCAAGCAAGGAACTAAGCGATAAAATAATCAACGGATAACATAAAGAGATGGAAAGCAAACCAAAGCGCACAGTCCTTTGCGCAGATGCTCACGAGTGGCTCCCAAATCAACGAAATATCTACGCCATCATAACAAGCCTACCCGATATGGAGGAAACAGGGCACGAGATACATGAGTGGCAGGCATGGATTAGAAAAACATGCAAACTATTAGCCTCATCCCTGAGCGATAAAGGCGTCATAATCTTTTACCAAACGGATAGAAAGCACCAAGGGGCCCTAATCGATAAAAAGAGCCTAATCAGCGCCGAGTTTCATCGTCTTGGATATCGCACTATAATGAACAAAGTTATCCTAAAGCAAGAGCCCGAAACAATCAATCTCTTTAGGCCCACATTCTCCACGCTCTTTGGATTCAGCAAAGCAACTAACAGCGGTAAGGCAACCCCCGATGTTATCTACTCTGGAGATATGGTATACAAAAATGCGATAGGCCTAAACGCCTGTAAACTATCCTTGGAGTTCATCCAAAAGCAAGTAGGTAAAACCCTTATCGTTGACCCCTTTTGCGGACAGGGCTCCATCTTAAAGATTGCCAATGATATGGGATTGGATGCCCTTGGCGTTGATATCATGCAGGAGCAGTGCGATAAGGCTATAAACTTAAAATAAAGCCCTTAGAAACCCTTACGTTGATATATTGATATATTCATCTAACTTTGTAAAGAAACAGCACTAAAAAGCAGTTAAACAGCAAATACACGAAAGTATGGCCTCTCTTACACAAAAAGACACACAAAAAAAAGCGAACCACTTGGTTTTGAAGCAAGCCATGGTGCAAGCGATGGAGAAAAGCCTCGGTATCGTAACCACAGCCTGCAAAGCGGTGGGGATATCTCGAGATTCGCACTACCGATGGATGCGAGACGATGAGGAGTACCGACAAGCCATCGAGAGCATTGAAAGTATGGCCCTCGACTTGGCCGAGAGCAAACTCCACGAGCAGATAGTGGAGGGCAACACAGCCTGCATTATCTTTTTTCTAAAGACCAAGGGCAAGCGCCGAGGATATGTGGAGAAACAAGAGGTGGAGACCACCATCAAAACCCCCGACTTTTCGGGCTTATCAACAAGCGAACTCATGGACCTATTGGCTGAGTGATGAGAGCATCGGCGCAGGATAAGCAGTACCTCAGGCAGTTGCTCCGCATGGAGTTAGCAAGGCGCGACCTGTGGCAGTTTTGCCTTTTCATGGATGCTGATTTCTTCAAGGAGCGGATGTTCCTCAAAGATGTAGCCACAGCGATGCAAGAGATTGAGCAGGGAGAGATTAAAAGCCTCAGCGTATCCATGCCTCCAAGGGCGGGTAAGAGTTATATCACATCGCTCTACTGCGCTTGGACCTTAGGAAGAAACCCAGCGGACAGCATCATGCGAAACACTTGCACCGCATCCCTATACGTTAAGTTTTCCTACGATGTTCGGGCCATCATCATGAGCGATAAGTATCGGGCCGTTTTCCCTAACGTTAGGCTAAGCGATGATAAGAAAAACCTCCAAGGATGGAACACCAACTCATCGAGGCAAGTAGGATACTTTGGTGCTGGTGTAGGCGGGACCATCATCGGGTTCGGAGCCACTAAGGTAGCCATCACCGATGACCTTTACCGAGGGATAGAGGACGCCATGAGCGATACCGTAAACGATAGAATCCACCAATGGAAACAATCCACGCATGACTCCCGCTTTGAAACGGGATGTGCCCGCATAGATATCGGAACAAGATGGAGCCTAAACGATGTGATAGGGCGCAACATGGAGCAGGGGCAGTATGATAAGAGCATCATCATACCAGCGCTCAGGGAGGACGGAACATCCTTTTGTGAGGCCGTTATGACCACCGCTGAGTTCCAAGAGAAAAGAAAGCGCACGAGCCCCGAGATATGGAGCGCCGAGTATATGCAGGAGCCCGTAGATATCAAAGGCCGATTGTTCTCCGACTTAAAGTATATCGATGAGCAGGAGTTCCAAGACCTCGTAGATAAGAGGGGTATCGATGGAGCCGTTGCCTATATCGATGTAGCGGACCAAGGAGCCGATTATACAGCCATGGCCGTAGCCGTTATCATCGGTAGCACTTACTACCTTGCAGACTTGATTTATAGCAGGGATAATACCGACATCACGCTCCCGCTTTGCGCCTCCATCCTTAACAAGTGGCAAGCATCCTATTGCAGGGTAGAGAGCAACAGCATGGGGGCCATGTTTAGCAGGCATCTCCAACAGTTAACGGAGTGCAAAATCCTGCAAGTAGCCAACCAAGTAAACAAGAATACCCGCATCATCATGC